CCAACTCAACACTCTCGTGTCTAGTTGGCTTTGGGGATGAAAACAACCTGTGAGACCAAACATGGTATTTAAAGCTAAGGCCATATGCTGAGTATAAGTACCCGGCATATTAGGCAATAGATTCAAAACACAGCCTGGATTAGTCAAATAACCTTTGCTATGTGCTTCATACAGTAAACTACCAAGAGCTGCGTTATTTCTCGAACAGTTCAGGATATTACCTGGACCGAGCGGTGAAATTTCGCCATAAGGAGTTAACCAACGTTTCGCAAATTCAACCACATCATAAGATATAATTGATTTACTAGTATTGATCTGTACTCCTAATGTTTCCATTAGTTGTACGTATACAGAAGCAACTCTATCGTTATTAATAACAATATCGTCACCCAGTATACAGTACTGTTTAAAAGTATTAACTTTAAAACCACACTGAACTGCTGCAATTTGAACTATAACATGATGTGTTACAGCCAACATCGCCCAGCTCGAGTAGGCTCCCATAGGTTGACCAACTGAATATTTTACATATTGTTCATCACGAACTTTATATAAATTACCAGTTTTCATGAAGTTCTCTACATACTTATCACTAAGTTTGTGTAGTTCTCCAGGAATGGCCCAAGGAAAATTTAATAATCGAGACCATAGATCTCCTCTAACGCCTAAAGCATTAAGTATATCTACCTGTAAGGTTAAGGGAAGACGATCTGTTGCAGATGATAAATCAAAACATGAAAATTTGTATCTAGGATCCCTTTCTTTGTATAAACGAAGAAGAGGAGCCCCTTGATCAAAGGTCCCATCAACATGCGATACTTTACGTAAAGCATTAAAGATGGAATCATGTAATGGTTTTAAAGCAAGTTGGATCCACCAGTTAGTTATTGCAACTATTCTGGCTTTTCCAGCTTGATCATAAACAACTGAAAGTTTACCCATTCTCAAAGGAGTAATCATACCCAAAGTTCTTGCTAGGATATAAACTGGTCCATACAATAATAATATTGTTAAGAACAGTGCTAAATACTGAAAACTTCTAGTTAAAAGAGCAATTTGGACGAATGTCACAAATTGTCTTGGATACTCAATAAACGCTAAAGCGTCTATTGTAGCACCCCACGTAGAAAACTTCGTATTTGGTCCAGCAGCTTCGGAAATGAAACCTCTAAATGAAGAAAACTTTATAGCCCGTAAATCTAACATTTTTAAAGCTTTACTAATCCTTAAGCAAGGAATAGTGGATGCCAAACCGTCAAAAGGACGAGTAATCGTACTTAAGTCTGGTTTAACAGGCACTTTAAAAACACGGTATACGGAAAGAATACAAAGTGTAACTCTAACTATACCAATATTCTTATCAGGGCTCAAGAGAGCCTTTCTAAGAGATAAAGGAATTATAGTTGGAAGGCCAGTCGAATCTCTCTTAACTCGAGGAATTGAATTATTCCAAGAAGCTTCAGGTTGACCCGAGAGAGCACGAATTGTAAGACGTACTACTTCCTTTAAATAAAGAAAGCAGAATGTCCATCCACTTGTTTCAACAAGTTTAACAATTCGACTATTTAGCAGTTTTAGGGCGCTAACTATACCTTTTGTCGACGTGATAATGGATGGTAACTTATAGAAACTTTTTAACTCATCAAGAGTTATAAATTCCTTTTTGGCTACCTTCGATTGCCGCAATAAGTTAAGTATATTAAATATTTTAGTAGCTTAATTTATAAGGGTAATCGTCATATTACGTTCTCTCAATTGGTCGTAGAATGAGCTGCTAACACACTCTTTACGTTCCAAGTTGCGACACTTGAAATTGATACGCTTAGTAAAATGACTGTAGTCTTACTACAATAGCATGAATATCTCATACTGATTAGGTATGGATTGGCTTGACCGTGATTTTACTCACTGGAGGCTAATTTGAGTTTACATGCAACAGCATATAGCATAGTCTTTCGACGGGGCCAGAAGCTGG